TACAGCTACCTCATTAGATGATGCGGAAGCAGTCGTCCATGTAATAAAAATATCTGAAAACGATTTACGTAAACAACAAGTAAATGGTTTTTATTCAGATATTGAACTTTCCAAACCTTCATCTGCATCTGATGCAGATAAGGTAGCGGAGAAAGAAAGAGAATTAGAAGGAACAACTAAATCTGCAAGAATGCAAGCAATGTATACTTTGTTAGAGTTTCACGTTAACTTAGATTTAGAAGGCTTCGAAGATGTTGGTCAAGACGGTCAACCAACAGAAATAAAATTACCTTATGTCGTAACAATCGAAGAAGGTAGTCAAAAAGTTTTGTCTATTAGACGAAACTTTGCGCCCAATGATCCACTGAAAAATAAAATCCAATATTTTGTCCACTTCAAATTTCTGCCAGGACTAGGATTTTATGGCTTTGGACTCATTCACATGATTGGCGGATTGAGTAGAACGGCAACGTCTGCTCTCCGTCAATTATTAGACGCAGGTACGTTATCAAACTTACCAGCCGGATTTAAACAACGTGGTGTTAGAGTCAAAGATGACGCTTCACCAATACAACCAGGAGAATTTAAAGATGTAGATACTCCAGGTGGTAATCTAAAAGATGCATTTGTATTTTTACCATACAAAGAACCTTCAGCTACATTATTGCAGTTGATGGGTATTGTAGTTCAAGCAGGACAGAGATTCGCGTCCATTGCTGACATGCAGGTCGGTGACGGGAACCAAGGCGCAGCCGTTGGTACGACCGTAGCTCTTTTAGAACGTGGTTCAAGGGTAATGTCAGCAATCCATAAACGACTGTACGTTGCACTTAAAAAAGAATTTAAATTGTTAGCAAAAACTTTTGCTACTTACCTACCACCAGAATATCCATACGATGTTGTAGGTGGACAAAGAAATATTAAAGTTACAGACTTTGATGACAAGATAGATGTATTACCAGTTGCAGATCCAAATATATTTTCTATGTCACAAAGACTAACATTAGCACAAACTGGTTTACAACTTGCTATGTCAAATCCACAAATACATAATTTGTATATGGCATTTAGAAAAATGTATGAAGCATTAGGTATAAAAGATATTGATAGAATTTTACCACCACCAGCACCAAGAGCACCTAAAGATCCATCTTTAGAACACATTGATGCATTGGCTGGTAAACCTTTTCAAGCATTT